TAGTTCGGGTTTTCCTTCCACGACTGATACCACTGCATCAAGTTACCCTGTGGGTTGGGACCGAACAAATCGTCAAGGTATGTTTTGGCCCGCGCCGCGTCGGTCCCGAACTGTCGCTGCACGGAACGATACACCCATTTCTCAAAATCATACCACGCCGGGTCCTCTCGCGGATCGCCATAAATGTCCCCGCCTTGTGGTGCAACCGGAGAACCCCCTTGCGGGTTATTGTTCTGCATCTCTTGGATATACCGCTCCACTAGCGGATTCCTCTTTGCGGGGTCACTCCACACGGAAGCAACGTCTATCCCCTGCTGTTGCAACCACTGAGCCACTTGTTGCGGTTGAACTCCGCCCCAGATCCAATCACTCCCTGCGTATGCCATACCTGCCCCTATTGTTTAATCAACGTCAAAGAAGAACCTGTTAGCCATTTCGTGTCAGACGCGTTTGCTACACGTTGCGCCCATTGGACGGTGAAACTTCCAGCCGTTCCAGCCGTTACCAATATGCCCTCCGCTTTTAATGGAACGGTGGTGAATATCGCACCCCACGAATTAACTGCCGGAGCAACTATGATGGGAGCCGCACCGTAGGCGATTACGCCATTGTAAAACGTGGACGAGTTTGTCGTTGGGACGAGGTACGTACACGCCCCGTTTGAACTTGCGGGCGCGGTGAACTGGAACTTGATTTCCGGCGTTGCATTGTTTGTCACACCCAACACATTGAGCGAGAAATGATATACCGAGTTCGCTTCAACGGGCAATGTCAAGTGATCGTCGTCCTGATATGTCGTGCTGTTGTTGACTGTCTCATCGGCGGTTTTGTAGGCAATCTTTACCTTGTTGAATGTGCTGGTTACATCCAAAGTCCCGGTTACACTGGAATTACCTGTTACGTCCACACCCTTATCGAATGAGAACTTTGGTGTACCGTTGTTGCTGACGATGGCGAAAGCTGTCGCACCCGTCCCTGATACTGTTTCGGTAACATAATTGTTAGCGTCATAGTCTAACCGTTTTTGCACGGTGGTAGAGCGGACGTGAAGTTTGGCGGATGCCGCCGCTCCAACCCCAATAGCCAGTCCCGTTGAGGTCAGCCTTGCTATTTCCGCCATCGTGGTTGACCCGCTCGGCGTAACTCGGAATCGTATGTCGGTTCCATTCGCGGTTGATGACCACAACTCGGTAGTTCTCATGTCTATTGCTACATTAAAATCGAAAGCGGAACCATCCCATCCCCAGCCACGAATAAGCGCGAGTTGCCTTCCAGAAGCTATAGCGGACGGTAACGCGAGTGTTCCATCTGCCGCATAATAATCGGACGCTGGAGAACTACCATAGGACCGATTAGAGATTATTGAGACACCCCCGTCAACCTCAACCGTCACCTTCCCAACTACCGTCGCCGTCCCAATGGAAAGTGTGTCGGTTATCGTTCTCGGATAGACGTTAGTTCCCGTCCGCGTCCATATCCCAATCGGAGTTAAACCGTTGACACCATACCAGTGAAGGACGCCGCCGAGCGAATAGAAGAACCCACCGCCAGCCGGGGCCGCGGTAGGAGCCTTGTACGCGTTGTCAAGGAATAATCCCCTATCCAGCCCTTGAAAATTCGGCTTGGTCCCGAATATGGCTATGTTCCCGTCCGTCCCTTGCGCCACTGGCGTAGAAGTCGGTTCCTTCGCCTGCAACTCCCTGATAGCTTTTTCCAGCGTTGCGATGTTCTCATACAAACGCGTAACGAGGAACCGCATTTCGTCCGGTGTCTCAGGGGTAGTATTTGCCGGGAATAATGGCATTAGAGTAGAGCCGCGTCGCCTTTCCTGGTCCTCAAGGTGTATTCAATCCCTAGTTCTTCGATTGTATAGGCAGTCCCTAGACTGGCCTTTGTCGCGTTCGTGTTGAACTCGAATCTGACCCGGGTACCGTTAATCAACGGGATGGGACGTTTGAACAACGGATTGGTCGTGGTCAAGGCTAGGTAGGGATTCGCCCCACCTACCGATACCGCCGTGCCGTCCACGTAAAGTTTCGCATCCAATGTCCCCGCGGGAGAACCAGCCTGACCAGAGACAGCCAGATACCAGGATTTCGGGCTGATAAGTTGTCCCTCGTCCACCACGTAGTCCCCTGTGTCAAAGTATGGCTTGATGGTCGTTGCGTTGTCCGCGGTGGCTGCTGAGTTGAAATAGAATGTATCGTCTGACGCGGACTTGACGAAAAAGACCGTCCCGTCTGAGCGTGTGTGAACCCACGTAATCGCATCCGCCCCTTGATGTCTCACCCAAACGAAAGCATCGTCCAAGGGCCTCTCGAAGAACATCTCATACCACACCGTCTTGTCGCTCATATTACAAGCGAGGTTGTAAGACTTGTTCGCCTCGTTGTACCATCCTAACCAAGAGGTCGGAGTTGTGGTAAACGCCCTGTAAGTCGTTAGCCAGTTCTTCGCGAGTGACTTCACCGACCCCCCATTCCAGAGATATACGTCATCGTTGGAGTTTGCCCAGACTATCCCGTAGGGAGTGGTGACTACCGAGTACGGCGCATCACAGCCTGAATACTTCTGTATCGGTACTTGCGTCCACGTAAGAGGATCGTCCGTGATGTTGATGTATGAGACTGAGCCGGTCTTGAATACAACGAGGTTGGACTCGTAGCCGAGAAGTTGAGTGATGTTGGAATCGTCGCCATAGCCGAGCGTGGTCTCGGAAAAGTCGCCTATATTGGGCAAGACATTAAACCGCGAAACACCATTACCGATAGTCGAGAATCGGATGGAGTTATCAAAATTCTTTGCAGCGATGGGATCGCGGTACTTTGCCACAAACAGCCGCCCGCTAACTAACGCGGAAAGCGCATAAATCGGTGTTGACGCGATTGAACTTCCACCATAGATTGTTGTCCCAACGTAAGTGAGAAGGTCTGATCCGCGACTTGCCCATTGCGCTCCCTTGATAGCCTTCGCCTTTATCCAGCAATTTCCTTGCGTAGCATCGTCAAGCGTCCATGTAAACCCCTCGCTTGCTGTCAGGTCAATACGATCAACGTAGAAATACCGCGACCAATCAACGCTTGTTTCAGTCGCACTCCCTGACGCCATAAAGAGATTGACATACCTTATTCTCTTGTCAAAATCCGGCGTGATTTTGAACGTAACGTCGATTCGTTCGTCCGTGGACACATCATCGTATATCGGTGCTGTGAGAATATCAGGCTCGGAAAGCAATCCGTCTATTGATTCACAAACGACAAGAACGAAATACCGGAAACCGCTTGGCAAGGGGTCTGTAAGCTCTGCAACATTGGCAATCGCACCAGCACCCATATTCACTTGTCCTATTTCCAAACTTTCGGTATATGTTCCCTGATAGGTAAACGTAGATGTTGCCGCATCTGGAAAAAATGTCGCATTGATATACCCGGACCAAAGCGGGTAATTACCACTGGCTTTTTTGTTGCTAAAAATGTAATTACTCCCCAGTTGTATGAGGTTGGGTTGAGTGTCAAAATCCGCCACGTAAGACGGATCCCAACGATCATGGGCATAACGAAGTAGAAACACTACGTTGCCTACCGCCCAATCCCCGTGTGATCCGTCGCCGTTGGGTTGTGCCGTCACAATCGTTTTGGATGAACCCGTATAATCTAAAATTGTTGCGCCTTCGTTCTTGGTGTCATTGTAAATATGCCATCCGTTGTAGTAATCGTTACTTGCGCTTCCCGCCGTAAGTGTATAGGTTATGAAGTCCCCCGATACTGTCGCGATGGTTGTATTGAGATATTCTCCCGTATCTACCCACGAATCTGTTGCCGTCGCGCTTTGTTTGAAAAATGGTTTCTGAAAAACATACTTCGACGCGCCCGATGTGGTCCCCGCCACAACGTCGATGTTGGTTGTTGTCGGATTTTCAGTCTGCGTTTTCCATTGGTTCTGAATCACCGTCAACGTTGTTCCCGCTACGTCCGTTATCGCGCTGGAAATGTCCGCCGTGTACCCCGTTCTCAGGCACATCTTGCCCGTCTTGGTATTCGGTACCACGTTGAGGCTGTCATCCACCGTCCCCAACGGACGATTAGACCTTGACGCCCTTGTATAGATGCCCTTGAAATCACTGAATTTGAATAGCGGGTATGGCATTTACGCTCCCGGTAATCCTGCGTTGATTTCCTTGTCCACAATCGCTTCTTTTGCAAGCGCGAGTTGAATCGTGTCCGGCTCCCCTTCTTCCATCTTGGCTACTGCATAGGCAAGGTCAAGGATCATAGGCCAGTAGGTCGAGGTTACCGCGATGTCCGAGCCATTAGGAGGTATGATGTAGCCATTGGTGCTTGCACCGTCCGCCGCCAGAGCCGAGGCGATGGTGAAGGCTGTCGAGCTGACATAAGCAACAATAAGCCGCGAGAACGGAGCGGCCGCGCTGTCTGTGCCTGCAAATGTCCCGCCTACGTGGGTAGAAAGTGTTCCCGTGAAATTGGTTATTGCCATCCCGGTAGCGGTAAAGGCGGTATCCGAAACAACCGCGGTGCTGGCCTGACCGTTCGTTATCGGGACGTGCCGCTTGATGTATCTTAGCGTGATGGAGTCTGACGCACCCGCACCCAAGACATACAGGGTTGAGTTGATTTCAGACCAGAGGGGGTTTGTTGCGCTCGCGGCAATAATCGTATTCCCACCCGTTCCCGCCCAGTTATACATGTCCTGTGGGATATATCTACACGGTAGGGACAGGGTGGAATCGTAAACATCCAGGATCTTGACTATCCCGTTGCCTGAGTTCCACGTCGAGAGTGCCTTGAAGTTCGTGGCTAAGGCTTGCGCTTCTGTGTTGGTAAACCCTTGCAAGGCATCCCAGTACTGAGAAGCATTGCCGCCGATCGACTCTAGTTTCGTCGCGGCAGATACCATTTTGTCAAGCCAACGGGCTACCGCGGTGTTAAGGTGTGCGTCCCGTTGTGCGCTTGACCACTTGTTACCATTGGTTGCCGCCGTTGCCGCGGGGTCGCCAATGTTCTTGGAATGACTGACACTTAATGAATCCCAGTTTGGAGTGCTAATGACGCACCTTCCCTTTCTGATATTCTCACTTGCATAATCTGAATAAACTGTTCGGGCATTTTCTCCTAGACATCATGATAAACAACGCCATACCCTGACGGCTTGGTTCTAAACCAAGAGTGCCGCACGCGGTCTAACTCCTGTGAGTACGCGACGCCAAGGCCAGCTGTCAACTCTTGCTTACCGACGTAAGGCGCGAGTTCCGTCGCTACCAGGTATTCAATGCACTTGTCCAGAATCGCGGGAGTCTCTGGGTCAACCGCTGTGGTTACATTCGTTGTCGGGATACCATAGTAGTACATGGTATAATTCCCGTCAGACAGAGCTGGATAGGTTGTTAACGTCCCGGCCCATCTCTTGTAAAACTCACCCGTTTGGAATCCCGTAGTCGGACTCTGACGGGTAATCGCATCGTAATCCTCAACGCTGACCTCTGTGGGTTGCCACGACGCGCTAGTACCCAAGACCAACTGTTTAATTTTGTAGAACCCCGACGGCTCCGACGCCGCGCCGCTTGTGAAAGCCAAGACTGCTGTGCTTTTCTCAAGGCAAAGCAATTCCTCGCAAAGCCGTCGCTGTGCATCGTCTATCTGTCCATAGACGTTGACATCAGCCAGCTTAAAATCCTTCACGCCGAGCAATAACTGAACCCGGTCTGCAATTCGGTCTGTGCGGTCCCCTGTTGCCATCGTGCCTCCAAATTAGATAAGCGGGGCACTTCGCAGCACCCCGCCCACTTGTTACCGGAAATACAACTCACGGATAACGACGTAGAACCGGAACAGGGTCGCCGTACCGTCTGTACCGGACTCGGCGGGGTTTTTGATCCCCGCATCCGCACCCAGATAGTTAAAGTAGAACCTGACCTTATCTGCGCCTTTTATCGTGGTTGACGCAAGCGCGTTATGGTTCACCCCGTCTGTCGTGGTGTCCGTAGCCGCTCCTGCGTCGTCAACGTGGATAACGCTGTCGAGAGCCGTCCACGCACCCAGATGATTCGCTTCGGTGTTACCAAGCTGATAGTACACGAGAACGCGTATGCTATCGTTGGAACGTCCGTAGCAAGAAATATCAAATGGTGCGCTTCTTCGCCCAGCCGTCATTTCCGACAGGTTGAGAAACTTCGTTGTGTCGTTCGCTGTTGAATCCTCGTATGCGGTTTTTGAATAGACAAGCCACGCCCGGTTGAATTGGGTCGTACCTTGTGCATAAGCCTCACCGACCAGCAACAGCGACAACGCAAGGAATGTGAATACAGCAAGCATCTTCTTCATGATGTCTCCTTGTGTTTTCGTTTATGAGCTGCGAGTCCGGCTTTTGATTTCTTGGTTTCACCGCAAGTCTCGCAAAGGAAAGTCTCTTTCGGTTTCTCCGGCACGGTAATCTCTACCGGTGGGACCTCCATAAACCATCCCCTGTGTTCGCGGTTTTCCAATAACCTCTTGCCTCGCTCGTCGCTGGTTTCGCCATCTGGCTCGAACACTGTGAACTCTGGATTGTTCTTGTCCGGTGAATCGCTCCAGTTGACCTTAATCCTCTTGTCTCTCGTATATCTCAGTCGCATTTTAGCCTCCTGTCAGTCAGCTAATTATGACCAGATCGCCGTGAAATTCGAGGCAACCGCCGGTGAATAACTGTACACGCAAATCGAGGACTGATTGGCAAACGTCGCGCCAGTTCCGTCATCAATTTGATAATCCGCACGCCTGTCACCGTAGATGAGTCCGCCACCGAACGCAATGATGTTCCCGTAATCGTCCTCTTTCCTTGTTTCCATGTACTCGGGAAGAGCAACGGCGCGGGCTATCGAGTTTGCGCCAATGAGCAGATTCATCCGAACGTCAGTGTTGTTGCCGATGTCCGTTGGGGCAGTTGCGGCCGCGACGGAAATTGCATCAGACGTAACGGTGAGTGATCCGTAGTTTGCACCAGTTGCGATGCTGTTGTGTTCCGTGACGTAGATCCCACCCCAACGACCCTTCGCACGCGAGAACATTGGGTTCTCTTTGTTTGAAGGAAGCGCGTGGATGTTCGCATCCTGATAGAGACTGTCCGCGCGGAGAGTCTTAAACCCGCGGGGATGGATAACGAACAGGTGTGTCTCTGAACCCTCGTACTTAATCGGATTGATGTTGTTCTCAATCGCGACGGTAGAGAGGATTTCGAGCAGTTCCGTGTCAACCACGTCGGCAGTCCCCAACCCTGAGTAAGCAGAGCGGTTCTTTCCGTAGACGTTGTTGAGCGGAAGTTTTTCGAGCAGGGTGGACGTTCCAATCTCACGAACGACGTTCGGGGAGTAACCCGAATAGAAGGCGAAAAACAGACCTTCGTCGAGGAACTTCGCGATTTCATTCGCAAGCAAGCCCTTTGCGACCTTCTTCAACTGGAAAGGCGAACGCTGTAACGTCTGCTTGCCCAGGATTGCGGTCGCATCGCGCCAGTGAGATACGTACACTTGCGTGTTGTAGAATGACATCGCCGTTTCCGAGTCAACGAGTTGGGTATTGCCCGTAACGCCCTCGTTGTAGAACGTCGATGTTGCGAGTTGACGAACCAGCGACATGGTGATCCTGTCGCCGGAATCTTTGCCCAACTGTGTCTTTTCCACAATCGGGAAGTTTGACATCTGGTCGTCCAGACTGCCTTCTCCACCCTTGTCTTTCCCAATGAGGTCTTTGAAAAACAGACCAGCTTGGGTTTGCTCATGGAGTAGAGTATCCCATACTTTCTTTACAGAATTGTATGCGGTAGTCGGAGCGTAACCATAAGTGTAGTAAGCCATAAGTCACTCCGTGTTTAGCGAGTTGATAGTGTGTTTTCAGCATCTTCAATCGCCTTCATCGTCTCGCCTTCACCGAACCGCTTGAAGGCCGCCTCTGCCCCGTATTTTCCTACGTGGGCTAAGATGTCCTCAACTTTCGCGGCTTGTGCCGGTGGAGATGATGCTGGCGTTTTCGTTTTCTGTGCTGTTTCGAGTTGTTTGTTTACCTCTTGCCTAGCCTTGCTGGTCGCGTCAGTCTGCACTTTGTCAAAGTTCCTGACACGGAGAGCTATCTCGTAAGGCGTAAGTTGACTGACTGCTTCCTGCCAAAACTCCTGTAACTTGTCGGGATCTTCGTCTGGAAACTTCGCCTTAAACGCCGCCCTCATGTTCTCGAACCTTGCTTGTTCTTGCACCTTCGCAATTTCCTGTTGGTACTGCATTCGAACCATTTCAACCTGTTGCTGTGTCTGTAGTGCCATGTCCTGCCGAAACTGAGCCTGTCCCTCTGGTGTATAGAGATCGTAAGCCTGTTGCGGCTGAGACTGCGGTTGAAATGCTTGCGGGTTTGCTTTGTACGCAAGATACTGCTGGTGCGCCTTCTGCAAGTACTGGGCATATTCCGGGTCGGTGTCGGCTTGATTCAGAATTGGTTCATACGGCTTGACTTTCTGATTCTTGCGCGTCATTTCACCAACTGCGTTTTTCCACCCCTTAACGACTTCGTCGATGTTCTTGAACGGTGTCTCTGCCAAGTACTTCGAGAAATCTTCTGCTGGTGCTTGGCTCGGCGGGGTTGCCGGAGTTGCACTTTGCACTGTTTCCGGTGCGGGTTCAGAGTCAGCCTTCGGGGGTTCACCTTGAATTTTCTGAAAACCGGCCAACTGGTTCTCAACTTCTTCAAGGTTCTCCGGTGTGACTTCTAGCTGTTGTTCTGGCATACATCCTCCTTGTGGGTGGGTACAAAAAAATAGCGGCTAGTCAGGATTCCCTTACTGAGATTGTCCTTACTAGCCGCTTGGTTTTACTGCTAAATTTACCTAGCTGCCTATGTCAATAGACGGTTACTTGGCGACGCCCTGCAACTGGACGCCCGTAACGACTTCCTTGTTCTTCACCCCTTCTTCTCTGGGGTGACCGAATCTCAACTCGTACTCTTTGTTGCCGTGAATCGTGGTCATTGTGAAACGGTAAGGAGCGTCGTTCGTCTCGAACTCAAATACTGGCTTGCCGTTTGCATCACTCACCAAGATTTTCATTAGTTCCTCACTCCGCCGACATTGAGCATTTCATCCCCCGGACCGGGTTTCTTCACGTTGGCCTGTGGCGGTCCGCCCGCCATCTGCGGAGGGACGCCAGCCATCTGTGCCATTTGTTCCACTTCCAGCGTGTCTTTGAGTGCCTCCATCTTGCCGGGGGAATCACTCGCCTTTATGATCGTTGACCACTTCACCGGCGCGCCGAGAGACTTCATATTCATCAAGTCCATATACCGGGCCTGTCTAGTCGTTGGATTGCCACTCACGTTGTCCAGAACAATGTCGTATCGTCCCACGGTGACATCGTTTATGGGCTTGCCATCTTCTCCGGGCTTATTCACCGTCACGGTCTTGGCTCCGTCCTCGACATTGACCAATCCCGCGCCCATCATCATCTTAGTTTTCTCGTCAATGACTCCGGGATGGAACTCACCCAATATCCTGACCTTGCGTTCCGACGTATAGAACTGCTGTATCAAGGCTACGATGAGTTGAGCAACGAGTTTGTGAGACTCCAGATAATGTTCAACCAACTCACCGATAACCGTCTCAGTCGGGGCTTGCAAGGCGTCTATTCCACGCCCGGACTTAACGCCTGACGGGACTTTCCCAAACGACGCATCGTTGATACCGGAGATTTCCTTCATCTCCTGAGTCGCGGCCATATCCATGTTGGCTAGTGCTGGAACGGCTTCAAGGTTGGAGTCGATTGTGCGGATGTTTTCCGGTGTCGGGGGTTTCTTCGTTACAACGATTTCACCCACTCCGCCCATTCGCTTACGGGCGTCCTCTATATCATCGAAAATGTCACCATAGGCAAAGTATGAGTTCTTCGCTGCGGTACCGAGGATGTGAATCAGTTGAGAATGTCTCTTGTTCTTCTCATCCTGCGGGTCGATCAGATCCTGGACAACACCCGTCTCAAAGTTGTTCGCAATGAAGGCTATCGTTGGAACGATGTCAAACTTGTTGTGAGCGTACGGACTCCAATCGTCCTCTAACATCACGGGACCGATGGAGTAAGAAAGCCTCACCTTGCGGATGGGCTTCTTGATGATCTTAAGTTCGATGCCCTGAGTAAGTGAAATCTCCTGCGCGGCTTTGAGTTCCTTGCCCTTGAGTTCGGTTTCCTTACGCGTACCGTCAGGAAGGACTACAAACGTCACCGATCGCCACATAAACTTCTGCTGCCTCAAGACAAGATACTTGCCCTGCTTCGGATCGTAAATGTCCGATTGGGATACCGTCTTGCCAAACGAATAATCAACGTCGTCCGCTACGGGAATCTTATCGTCACCCTCGGCGGTGGTCTTTAGTCCCTCAACGTCCTTTTTCTTGTCGGGCCAACGGGCTTGGATTTCCTCTTTGTCCATTGGAAGAACTTCGATAATCGCCTTCCGGTCGGAGAGGTCGTATTCCCGTCCTTTACCAACGACATACACGGAGGCGGGGTCCAAGTCCTTGATGGTGATTTCGCCCAACGGATCCAGTTCGTCTGACCACTCGACCTTCTGGAATCCCAACGCCCCGATAAGACAGTCCTTGAACGCTTTGAGTGCCTTCGTATTTCCCTTATTGATGTCCTTGACGTACTTTATCAGGTCGGTAATCGTCTCAGCTACGAGGGAATCAGCCGCATCGTCTCTCGGAAAGGCTTTCTGGTCAACCCTCATCTGGGAAATGATTCCATAGATGAGGTTGATGAACTTCTTGATTTCGTTGAAACTTATCGCGGGTTTTCCCTGGGCTTCCAGTTTGGAACGAACGTCACTGGGCCACTGACCGAGCTTGTCATCCACGCGATTGTTGTAGTACGCATAGAACTTCTCACGCAAGTCTCGCTCAACCTGTTCACGCGCAACCGCGCGATGGTACGCGTCAAGAATCTTTAAGGCTTCGTTTTCCATTATGCTGCCATCCAGTGATGTTCCGCTTCTGCCCCTTTGAACCGGGCAAGGACCGCCTTGTAGTCAAACTTGTTTTTCTTCTTCGTCAGGTTCGGCGTGTCATAAATATAGTTCAGCAAATACCGGCAAGCGTCTATCGCGTGATCATCCTTCTTCACGGGTTTCTCCAGTGAGTTCTGAGTCGCGCCCGGTTTCAAATCCTTCCACCGATATGTCTGAAACTCCGTTCTCAGGTTCACACAGTTACGCAAAATCCGCAACTGTGGTTGTCCGTTCTTGAGCTTGAGCATTTCCTGAACGTGGTTGATGCCAGCTCTGACATCATTGTTCGCTGGCGTACAGGCTATCCCATAGTCCATAAACTCGTCAATCACACTCCGGCCCGTGACGCCGTTACGATTCCGGCAAGAGGGGTCAATCAGCACAAGACGCGAATGAACATCCTTGTCCTTCGTCTTGATGATCTGGGCTATCTCACTTACGAGTTTCCCACTTGAGAAAAACTCGTCATAGACGTAAACCTCTCCCGTTGGGGCAACCGCACACCACAATACCGCGGTAGGATTCCTGTACCCGTGATCCATCCCCACAAAGCGGTACCAGTGTTCGGGGATCTTCGTATCGTTGGGAAGCACGAACGGTTCCTTGTCCTGAAATTCCTTATACACCAGACCTTCAAAGGTATCGAACGAGCCGTAGACATAACGCTTGACCCATTCTTCGGGATAGAGTTTTATCAGCGAGTCAACATATCCCGCGGGGAGATATTTGTTCGCGTCTGACGGTGCGTTGACGATAAAGTGGTCTTGGTCTGGCCCCATCACCCAGCGTTTCCACACCCAGTTATGCCCTTCAGGATTTCCCACTCCAAAGGCTGTGTGGCGAACGCCCTTGCGCCTCAATCTACCGACCAGACCAAGCCACATTTCTTCGGGACATTCCTCTACCTGGTCAATCCCAAACCACCCCAGGTTCATCGACTTCACTTTGTCAAACGACCCCTCCAAAGCCCTTCCCACGACGAGCGAACCGTTGACGTATTCCAGGCTGTGTTCGGCTTTGTTGTAGGCCTTAATGAGCGGCGAATCCTTAATCGGCATTTCCTTCCCCTCAACAATGACGGGAAAGTTGATGTATTCGTGCCACGTCGAATCTCTTAACTCCGGATAGGTCATTCTCCCGATGAGTCCAAAATTACCGGGATATTCAAGTGACAACTGATGCCCCTCAGCGCAGAAAGCTGTGGTTTTCCCATTACCATAACCCCCAAACAAAGCCCGGAACTTCGCCGCGCTCCGGTGAAATTCCGTCTGGTGTCTCTGGGGATTATATTTCAGGATTATCGGCGTCATTGTCTGAGAAGTTCCACCGTCTTTTTACATTCTGCGCAGTACGCGAACGACTTTACATAACTCTTTGGGTGCGGGAACGCGTCCTTGATAAAATGCCCGCAAGATCCTTGACTACCGCTAGCAAGTTCGTGCAAATAAATCGTCATCGCTGGCTTGAGCTGGCCCGCGTGGTCGGCCTTCTGGTAGTAATGGACGTTGGACCGTCTATGTGTCGGTTGAACATGGTCTGAGTCGATGAGGCTCATAATTTCGGGACCCACCAAAGTATCGAAGATCCGTTCTTCCCGCAGAGTGTAAATTTACCCGCCGTGTTTTTCCTCACCGATACCGTGGTATCCGCGTACTGATTGGCGTCCACCCCGACATAAGAAGCGACTACAATCCCCGTGGCAATCGTAAAGTTCGCGAGCGTCACCTGGATACTGTCATCCACGGTTATCGCCGCCGTCCCAAAGGTGACGTTGAGTTCAGAACGGTTGAGCTTGACGTTGGCGGTGTCTTGCGCGAGCGTAGCCTTGGCTGCAATCTGATTTTTCTTGTAAGTCGTGTCCGCAGCAAAAGCCGTCCGGCTCACATACCCCGGCTGGTTCAGAGTGTCCTCCGCGGCCACCATTTTATCAAGCGAGTCCTGCACGGTCGTCCCTACCAGCGTCAGCTTGAACGCCGGTATCAACTGCGCCTCCGCCACCCCAAAGCCAAATACCATCAGTAATACAAGTAACCGTTTCATCTCATCCTCCTTATCGTAAAACTCCAGTTATGGTATATGGCGTTGTGCCGCTCCCAATCACCCATATCGTGTCCCTCGCTAACCTCGGTAAATAATGAGCCTCACCTGCCAAGATGAACAAACACTTGCCCCCATTCCTCGATGCAGCCAGCGTATCCGCCTTGTTCAAAGCCACGATCAACGTGTCGGTCGCTACGTCACGATTATAAATCGTGTAATCCTTCTCCGACCTGTCCCGTAACGGCACCGCTACCCACGCCGTCGTCGCACTCCCTACTTTCGTGAACGCCGCCGCTATCGGCTTTACCTGGCTCCATCCCAACACCGGAACCATTACCATCACCAAAAACCAGAATCGCTTCATCTTACCCTCCTGCCTGAACATTGTTAACTTCCGGATTCATCGCTATATATAACCGCGCTAAGTCCCTCGAAATCTGACTCGACTTCCGACCCAAAACCCCCTCAGCCCACTTCCTCGTCAACCTCGGCGCAATCTGGACATACGCCCGACATACCAACTCACCGTATTCCTCACCACTCAAGACTTCCTTGCTCCATAAATCTGAAAAGTGTTTTCCCGCCTTTTTCGGAGACTTCATTGGCCTTTTCACGAATTTCACACCCTACACTTTTCAAAAATATTGGCGATTTCAACGTGCCATTTCCCCACCACGCCAAGACAAAATCACTCCCATCCTGCCCGGTAGTGCGGGGATGGGAGTCACATACGACACCCGCCACCCCCTATGTCAACCCCTCCTACCCCCGTCTTGCCCCGGTCCTGTCCGGTCTAACCCTCGCCCCGACTATGACTTACTGACATTATGCTGGCTTACATAACATCACTTATAACCATTGCTAGCATCTTGTCATACATCCTCGTATGTGGCAGCCCTGATACCGTCCTGTGCTACCTCTACCTGGCTCAACTCATCCTTTGACAAGTCCCGCCTAACCCCTGATACCAGGCTCACTTGGGTGATGGTGCCTCCGTGCGTTAACTGATCGCCCCATTTCTCACGCCTGTAAGCCTTTAGGATGGGAAATATATACCCAGCCCCACCCCTCTCTAGCGAAAAAGCGACGATGTGCTTCTCCAGCTCATCAATCTTAGCTTGCTCGATCTCATCCCATTTGTCAGCGAATGTTGGGTCTTTGGTACGCCAATAAAAGGCAGTCCTACGATCTATACCAATTTGTTTAGCCGCCTTTGCAATGTTGGGCCAATGATCGGGAAGGATAGCGAGGAAAATATCTTTGTGTTTAGCCTGTTCCTCGATGATTCCCTCGGTCCCTTTAATCAGGTTAGCCAGACTATTAGGGTTGGTTTGTGTTCTCGCCGCGATTGGCTGCTGATTAGTTGACGGGGTTTGCTCTATGTTTGCCGGTTGGCTCAATTCACGCCTATTCTGTAAAGAGTTACTGTGTGCTGGTTTCGGGGGTCTTGCTCAGTGGGTTGCTCGGTGGGTTGCTCCGCGTCTCTCTTAGCTCTGTTGTACGCGCTGATGCCTAGCCCTAAGTATACACCTATGGCGAGGCCGTAAATATGAGCTAGTGTGATGTAGAGGGCGTCCGTTACTGTCCCATCCCTATTCAAGCAAGGTAAACTTTTGCGACTGTGCCGGTTAGCTCAGAGCACTTCACCGGCCAGTTGATCTTTATGCCGCTAGTATTAAGATAGCGTGCGAAATGGCGTTTGTCAAGAACTATTTTGTAAATCTTTCATTCTGTTCAGGTCAGAATATGAGGGCTATATTCATTCGAGAATCAATCAAGTTTACATAATCATTCTCATATCGGTACGCGTTTCGTTAATACTTCTCACTGTGATGCACGTCGCTACTCGGTAATATTTTCAAAGGCTAATGATTTGCCCGTGCTCTCTCTGTGGCACAGATAATGCAATACCATATCTAGTCAACGAAATACCTCACTATCAGAGCGGGGCCAGCTCTCTAAAGTCGGCGAAAAGATCATGACGAAAATAGAACGAATGTCCCAATTGTTTGACGGCCTTTCACGGGCTGGTTTTAGCTATTCAGAGGCACAAGCCCTGAGACGTATCGAAATGACCCTGCATAGATGGGCAGAACACGAGTGCAACGGGGAAATTGAGCGAGATGAGACAACGGGCAAAGCGTATGCCGTTTCAATGGCTTACGTCAACGGCACTGGCGATTATAACCGCTGGCCGACCGCAGACAGGGAAACCGGAGCACTTGCACGCCTTGCCAAGATCATGGCAAAACATCCCAAATTCGTGGCGTATAATCAGTCAGACCCACGGGGGTGTGCGCTGTATATCGTCCGCAAGTCAGATATACCTAAAGACGGTAAACTTGAATCCTACTACACACGCGGCATTGCAGTCTGTGTATAGCCCTTCCCCCGTCTCCGCCCGAAAAAAGATCAGGGAGCACAATGGAACGAAGTATCTCACCATCTGCGAAAACAACCATCGCCCAAGCGGTGAGAATAAGCGCGTCACGATCCGAGTACACGGCGAGACAGCACCGGAGTTTTCGAAAGCGATTCGAGACGCCGTCAGCGCGATGCTTGCCTGAGTAAACTAGAAAGGGAATGACCATGCGAATGAAAGCTAATACCGTTGTCGTGTCTTTCCGCCTGCCCCGGCCATTGATTGACAGGCTCAAGGGCACAGTGAGAGCGAATAAGCCAGCGATCAAGGACATGACCCATGCCGCAGAAATAGCTATAACGGACTGGGTTGAGCGGAATGAAAAGAAATAGTGGGCACGAATTGTACTGAAGGCGCGCTGTCAATGACGGCGCGCTTTGAGTATGAACCGAATAAGTGGAACCCAAACGGGCGATAGCATCACCACGAATACGACCACCAACATTACGCTTTCCTCATCCATTGAGTGCCCTCATTATCGCGTGTACTGACTTCTCTAAGGTGAATAACCCTGCCGTCTCTACCGCGTTGCTACTGAGCTTACCCATGTCACTCATAAGCATCTCGTGTACCTTCGTTGCCCACCTCTCCGCGTCCAAAGGCAGGACATAGCCATTTAACCTGTGCCACACCATCTCATTCGCACACGCCGCGTTTTCGCACGTTATGACCGGGACGCCAGAGGCCAGGGCCTCGCCTGCAACTTGGCCCCATAGCTCACACCGCGTCGGCATTAACAGGATCTGTGAGAGACGGTAGAAATATGGCATTTGGTCGTAGTCAACCTTGTGGACCACCCTCAGACTTACCTCAGAATTGACCAACCTTTTGAACTCAGGGTATAGCGGACCATCCCCAATGATTAAGGCTGAGGTGTGCCTAACGATGGAAAGACGGTTCAAGACTTCCGCTACGAATAGGGGCATTTTCCGGTCAACAAATTGAGCCACATAAATAACGTCATAGAGTTTCGGCGTTATCTCTAGCGGATAGAATCTATGCGTGTCAATCGGGATATGGCTTACAACGGGATCTGCCCCGTACTCCCGATACAGACTTCGCCCCTTCTCACCAGCTACTATCACCGCGTCCGCGTGTCTAGCCATTAGACCCTTGAGCCATCGCTGACGGGGTGTGTAATGATCTTCCCACAACTTCCAGGAGTCAGACCATAGTATGACCCTCCGCCCGTGCATCTTCGCCCACAAGTAAGCAGCTTGACCCGTGAACCCATCACCGTAGATCATCACCACATCAGGGTTGAATAGTCCCGCCTGTCTGAATATGTCAGGATTGACATGGCGGAATCCCTCATCACCATACTTCACGATATGCCTTTTGAGGAAGATAGAATTGTGCCCGAAATCCGTGGAGTGCCACGGTCTATTTTCCTCGCGGCGCGTGGAATATATCACAAGGAAATTCCCTTGACCTAACTTAGAGGCCAATAGGTCATAGGTGTCTAGCCTGTAGGGATAGGGCTGATTGGCGATGAGGGCTAGTTTCATTTCTTGCGCCCACCTTGGTTTTCTTCTAAAATTACCAAAAGAAACACCGTTACCAGAACCGCGGCAAGGCAAATGCCCATACCCATTTTATTTCCCCTTCCTGATTATCCTCCACATCCTGACCATCGCATACCCCCATACCCTCACTAGGTTTGGGATCTTCCACAAAAGCGGCGCACACATCAATACGTACACTGAATAGTAAATTGGATTATGCACACACTTGATACTGAACAGTTCCCGGATTGTCTCTGGCTCTGTGATGCCCGTCCGCGTCTCGTCCACGGTCAACTCAAGGTCAAACGGTGCGAATGGCTCTAGCCTCTTGAGTGCCTTGCACGTCCACGCGTAATCTGAACAATAATGAGGCAAGAGCCACTTGTGAAACTTGACTCTCTCAAAATCTGACCACATCATAAACACGGCACGATTGGACAGCGCATTGGGGATGAGGGAATTGACCGTTGAGATTGCCCCAAACTGACGCGTGAATATCCACTCCCACAAGACTCGCTTACCATCTCCCGCCCAGTGAACTATCCGCCCCGGCTTGCAATGCTTGACGGCCGTCTCAATGAAGTCCGGGCCAAAGGTCGTATCGTTGTTCATCACTCCCACGATGTCCCCCGGCCTAGCTAGTCTCGCAATATACCTCTGTCCCGCCTGGAGTGACCCCGCCCAATAGTTCCCGCTTGATACGCGGATGCACTCATAGTAACAGCCCGGAGCCGTAGCCTCGCAAGTCCCGCAGTCCTTCGTCCCGCTATCCACCCAGACTATCATCCACGGCTTGACGGTCTGGGCGCGTAGGCACTTGATGAACTCACTCACGTTCTCGTTATGAATCGGGAGAATGAGAAAGGTCATTTCTTAGTATTCCTCATTAACTGACGCCATTGCGGGTTGATTGTGCTGGAATAGTCATACTCGCTTGGCGCGATGTATCTCAGGTCAATCCACATAAACACAACTGAGAACGCAAACCCAGCTACGACCCACCACCAAGATATGCCAGAGTCCCGGACAAACAAGTAGACGATCATCAGGAAGTTCATCCCGGCGGCGTAGTTCTTCCAGCGTTCAAAAACGAACTTGACTTTACCGATGGTCATTCAGCCACCTTCGGTACTTGTTGCAGTGGCGGGCAATGATTAACAATCGTCCCGCCCATCCTCTCGTGATATACCGGGGTGCAACCGATATACAGCTCCCTCGTCCGCGGACTATCCGGCGCAAAGTGCAGAGTATTGAACGCCCGTATATCTTCTGCGCTATACTTCCCCTTGTAAATCGACTCAGGGAGTATCATTGGGGATTCAATCTCATTCACCGATATGTTGATATGCTTGAGCCTGATATCCTGTACGTGCCTCACAAACTCATCCTTAATGTCCGTGTGATGGAATGTAGCCCATACGTTGAATCTCTTGGACGGCTTACACCGGATTATCTCAGAGACGTTCTTGAGGTTGGAATAGATCCTCACATCCGTTCCCCTATCTGTCAGGTAATTAACTATCTTGTGCATACCGAGATGGAACGATGGCTCACCCCCGGAAATACAGACATAGGAGATCCACTCAGGGTATTCGGTCCCTAGAAACTCAACCCATTCCTCGGCGGTGCATTCCTCATACTTCTGCACCTTACCCTCTGTAAACATGGGGCAATATCCACAGTGAAGATTGCACTTCGTTGTGAGTATCAACGTGAACCACGCGCCACGTGTGTACTTCCCGCCCCGACGTGGATTAACCAATAGCTTATTGAATAAACTACTCATACCGCTCTCTCCTTTAGTTCGTGAATGATCGCCGCCACTCCCAAAACAATGCAACCGGGGGCTAGAAAGTGTAAGATTGCCAAGAACAAATCCGGCGGAACGCGAAAATACAGCCCCGGCCCGTCACCATAGAGGAATACGTTGAGCAAGCCAAGCACAACGACAAGTAATACCTTCCTCATTTCTTCTCTCCCTCTTTGGGATAGGAAAATTGCGATTTACGTTCACTGTGTTCCGGCTCCCAGCTTTTCACGTTTGGCGTCATCCCGATTGTCTCCTTGATCTTCTCCAGCAGCTCCACACCTTTTGCCCCGTCCAATCCATCATCGTCATACACGGCGTTGCAAATGGCGTCGTAGCAAGAATCCAAAAGCGCTGTCAACAAGTCGGTTCGCGCGACCAATTGGTTTTCCCTTTGGCCCCATTGTAAACTCGCATTTCTCATTTCTTCGGTCAGCTCTTTCATTATGCTTCTCCCTCCTTCGTTAAATACGTTCGCCTATAGCCCGTAGGATGTCTTTCGCAACCGTTAACCCGTTGATATAGCTCTGCGTTGTCAGCGCCCTGACTATCTCTTTCCTCTTTGCTGCTTCTCTGCGTTGTCTTACTCCATCGGTAATCGCCAGGTTGATAGCCTTGCGAAGCTCGAATCGTAGTTGCTTTGCCGTCATCTGTGGTTTTGTGTCTTGCAAGTGTCGCATTATTATTCTCCTTTTTAGAGACGCCACTCTTCAAGCATTTTCTCTTGTTCGTAAATCTTTTTCCAAAATTGTTCAGCAGTCATTTTATTGCTCCATAGATACAATCGCCAGCCCATTCTTCCAACCGCCAACCGTAAATGTTCGTACCATTTCCCGCTTCCCATAGTCAAACCTCCTTCCATTTGCCGTTAGTCAGGTAGCCATGACGCTTGACTGGTTTTCCGTTATCGTGTCCCACCACCTCTATGGAGGGCGTTACAGTAATTGTTCCGTCTTGATTTTCGATAACCGTGTGTGCTTTGAGGCTTCCGACGCCGCAACGCGGAATGTATAAATACCATGAATCAGCTTCGACATTCTTCCAATAACACATCTTGTCTTGGACAATTTCATTATGTCTATCGACTCGCAGGGCTACCTGTTCCATCGAACGTCCCTTTAGATGAAGGAATTGAATGAGTTTTTCTTTTTCGGAAGCGTAGTCGTGCGAGGCTTTCCAATAGAATTTCTCTTGCCTTAGCGTTGGATGATTAGCCAGGCATTTGTCACAAAACTTTTCGTACATCGGAACCATTTGATCGCACAGAAGACAGGTTGAGTAACTCATTTTTCTCCTTCTACCCCTTCGGGCGGCCAGACGCTTGTTCCCATCTCCGAATCGGTCTCCAATAAATCTTGGACTGAACGTGGGGATTTGTAATCCATAAGTCGCATGATCTTCCTGATGCTGATTCCCTCGGAACGTAGGAACCGGGCGACGCGGACGGCCCGCGTTTTGTCGAGTTTGTCATCCTCGAACACCTTGCCCGTTCCAAGACAACATTCACAGGTTAACATTCGCTCAGTCATGTTGCTCTTTATCCTCCCTTCGGTAGTGTTATCTTTTCTCCCGCGTGTCCCATCGCCATTTTGAGAACGGTTAGACCCCACTGGACACTTTGAAGTTCATCTTGGAGTTGCTTTACCAGGTCTGGCGATATCCCGTCATTGAAAAGGCTTATTTTGGCAAGTAAACAGCTTTCTCGCTCTTCAAGCAGTTCGATTGCCCACACTTTGCGCCTCCAGTTTCTCGATTAGATTCTTGTAATCGTAAATTTCATCGCTGTGTAATGCAAGTGCTTCAATGAGCATCTGCCTTGCCAGTGCCCCGCGAATTGGATATCCCTCGTAAACATCATAGAGGGTTATTCCGCGTTGGAATGGCGGATAGCTTGAATTGATAGGAATATTCTGTTCAATGTATGCCCTGTCCAATTTTTCCACTTCGGCAACGGTCAGTTCCTCGTATTTTAGATTTCTTGGTGTTTCATGCGGAATCGCGATGAACAAAATTAAATCCTTCAACCGTACCGTATGGCCATATTCTCGTGCGGTTTCCTTGCGTGCAACGATCCAATATTCTTCTTCGCTCATCAAGATTTTCTTCAGCATATCAATGGTTGATTCAACGTTTGTCATTTTCTTGATCCCTCCCATCATACGTGAAGGCCAAGCCCACTTCACCGCGCACGAGGTGTTTGTATTTCTTCGCGTGCTGAGCCGCCAATGCCTGACCATTTATGTGGCTTTCAAACAACTTCCCACAGGTTTCGCACCTCGCTAAGCAATGTATCACTCCGATATCCTTTTTCATTCTGGTAAAACCTCCGTGTCACAACAGTGTGGATGGAAAAGAACGAGTTTCTTTGCTTTCAACAAATCGCCCGCACTATAGGGGCTTCCAATAATGTGATTCCCTTCCTTTGCCATCCAAGACCAACCGCCCGCCGCTCGTTGCCAATAACCGGATCGCACACGTCTAAACTCAAGAACCTCAAAACCGAAATCTTGCCGCAATCGCTCCGCAAGTCGCTCAAATGTCGTCAAGGGTTTTGTATTCTGCCAATGCCTCATTTCCCGCCCTTCAGTTTATCGCGTAGCTTACGCACCGCTTCTTCTGGGGTTGGCAGA